ATATTACTATTATAATAGGCAGGTGTATGATCTGTCAACTTTTCTGTCAGGACATTATGAAGGAATAGTTGCCTAGTCTCTTCAAAGTTTGTCTTACCTACTGATGTATGAAGAGATAGGATCTCTCGTTTAAAAATATCTTTACCAAATTCTTTAATATCTTCTTTTAATTCTGGACATGACCCATAATACTTTTTCCAATCGGACTCTGAGGTAACTCTTCTCTTTCCACCCTTGGGTTTGCGTTTCTGTACAAAGTATTTTCTACCGATGTATTGTTTACCTGTTTGTATATTAGTAATCCTGTAGACGAAACCGAACTTACCGTCAATATCGTCAGAAGTGAAAGCTGTGCCTTGATATAGCCAGGGATTTTCATAATCTAATGCCATGATCCTATTTAGGATGCTACACCATCTGCTCCTGCTCTTACTGCCATTAGTTTTTTCATAAGAATTTGCTTCTTAATCATATTCTGTTGTTTCTTTTTCCCTTCTATTTGTTTCTGTTGTCCAGTAGTCATTGGTTTTGCTTTAGGATCTGCCTCTTCTTTATGTGCTTGCACTCTAGTCTTACCAAGAATGTATTTTGGATCATTCTTCATTGCTGCTTGTGCATCTGCTTCATCATTTTTATTTACTTTTATAATTGTCTTTCCATTTTTTTTAGTTTTAGTATGTGATATCTTACCCATATCTTCTTCTAACTTCCTTGTTGCTTTCTGGATACCAGAGTATCTTTTACCAACCTTTTTCATATCATTGTCAATTGCTGCACCTGCCATACTAGCAGAAGATTTTCTAACATAACTTCCTAATGTTTTCTTTTTAAGTTCTGCGATGAATCCCTCACTTCTTGTAATCTTTTCATCCTTTTCATTACTTGCAAGATTTTTCTTAAGTTGTTTCTTTGATATCTTAGGACCTCCTATTGGATCACCGTACTCATCTCTTTGTACTTCTTCTTTCTTCATCTTAGATTGAACTTTCAATGCTTGCAATCTATCAAGTGCTGCTGATAACTTTGCTTTCTTTATAATGTTGGATGGTTTTGATGAATATGATTCAGTGGTTATTGGTTTCATGTTAGGTGCACCACCTGCTTCACCATCTCTTAGAGACTGACCAGTATCACTTTGCTTTACTTTTTTCTTTGCTGCTTTCTCAGCAGTCATTATGTTCTTTGCTCTGTCTCTTCTGTCCTCTTTCTGTTTTTTCAGAGCTGCTTGTCTCTTAGCATCTTGCTGATTCTTTACAGCACTTGCACCACCAGTTTGTTTTTTCTCAGCTGCCTGAGTCTGTAACTTTTTTATAGTTTCTTTACCAGGTTTTATGTCGGGATTGCTTAGACCTTTTACACCATCACGAACCATACCACCTGCTATTTGTGCTGCATAACCTAGAACTTCATCTAAATGATTATCATTCCATCTGGTATCTCTTACTGTACCAACAAAGTAATCTTCTGCCTTTACTAATTTCTTTTTCTTTTCCTTCTCTTTCTTTGCCTTTGCTTTCATTCTCTCTGGAAAACTCATACCATCTCCTTTAAAGATACCATAAGATGTTCCTTCACCCATCGTATCTTTTCTGACATACTCTTTTCCACCAGGTCCTATGTCAGTTACTTTAACTCCAATTTTTTTCTTAGGGTTAAGTTTAACTTTGACCATTTTCTTTTCACCTATCATTTCTTTAGATAGTTTAGCAAGACTCTTTAATCTTTTTTTATCTGGTAATTTGTTTGCTGCTTTGACCTTAGATGCTACAGGTGATTCTCCTGTCTTAGGATCTATGTCATACATACCTTCATTATACTTTCCTCTAAGTTCTTTCTTAACGGTTCTTCCATACTTTTTAGAGTAACTAGTACGAGGATTATCCTTTGTTGAATCAGTCCTTGCCATAGTTCTCTTATCATACTGAACAGGTTTAGAACCTTTGGTTTTTTTCACACCTCTCTTTGCTTTATGAATACTTTTTCTAGCTTGAGATGCATCTTGATTGATATCAGCAGGGTTAGATCCAAGTTGTTGTTTGTTTCTTCTACCAAGTTTTGTCAAAGTTCTTTTCTTATCAGTATGATGATCTATTTTTGATTTTCTTACTGGAGAATCACCATACCCTTTAGGACTACCTGGTGATGCTTCCTTATGTTCTGGGTTTCTTTTTCTTTCATCAATCTGTTCAAATTCACTTCTCCAATCTGAGTACTGTTCTCTCATACCTTTTTTAATACCCTTCTTAGCACCATCATATGCACCCTTGAGAGCACCACCAACTGCACCTGCAGTTCCTCTAAGAGCTGCCATGCCAACTTTCTTAGCACCTTTCTTTATATTCTTTCCTGCTTTTGCTGCTACCTTCGATACTTTTTTCTTTGCTGCTTTAGTTACTTTGTCATCAAACTTATTAAATTTTTTGACACCAGACTCTACACCCTTAGCAACATTGACTAACATTCCCTCATCTACAAACTTAACAGGTGCTGAGATTGTACCCTTTCCTTTAACATACTTTGTAGTTCTAGGATTCTTAGGATCATCACTCTTAAAATCCTTGTGAAGTTTGTTGTATGCTTTACGAGTCATCTCAATCTCTTCCTTCTTAACACCTCTCCTTGCTTCGTGATCTGCTCTTCTATCTTTTCTGATACCACCACCTAGTTCATGTGATCCATGTGGATTGCCATATCTCTTATCTCTAACGGTTGCTCTCTTATAGTCTGGAGTCTTCATATCAACCTTTGCTTCCTCTAGTTTATCCCAAGGTTGCTTAGGGTTAATGACCTCCATGTCAGGAGTATCTTCATGCTCTATAACTTTACCATCTTCATCCTTTTGATGATGCTCATTTACCTTCTTTCTTCTATCCATTTCTTTACTAATTCTTTTTAACATGAATTTATTAGCAGGAGAAGATTGATCCATGCCACTAAACTTCTTATGTGCTGCAGCAAGTTTATCATCAGATTGCTTACCCATCTTTGCATCTTCTAGTAGATCTAGTTCCCACTCGTAAGAACAGTTCCATGCTCTAAGAGACTTAGATAGTCTATCTTCACCTGTATTGTTAGATGGTTTCTGTCTCTTTCTCATACCTTTCATTCTTGCACAGAATGATGCTCTTCTTTTATTACCTTTCTTTTTACTAGGTGCTTTTAAATCAGAACCAGGATTTGCTCTCTCATATGATTTTCTCCCTTTCTCATTTAAACCACCTTCTTTATTCTGTCCTTCCTTTCTTGTCCATGCTTCACCCTCTGATACTAACTCACCATTACTCTTGACCTTAGTTCCTTCTGGTATTGGTTTGCACTTCTGATCATCGTTGCAGAAATATTCTCCCTTCCCACAAGTCTCTTCTACATTTAATGTCTTAGGATAGTTCTTATCACCAGGTTTTCTCTTGGGTTTACCTGCCTTGCGTCTTGCATGCATGTTGTCCCAGAGTCCTTTCTTTTCTTCTAGAGTTGATGTAAGTGTATCAAACTTCATAACATCGGCAATATCTACTATATTATTTAGATAAAAAACATCTGATTAATTCTATAATTAGCACCTACAAATGAGTTGTAGTCCATGAATGCAGTGTGTTGTACATTCTGATGATACAAAATCATACGATTGTACTTCATTTTAACATACCCTAGGTACTTATCATCCTTAAAAAATGATGTACCACCTGAGCATTCCTCTGGAGTATTTAAAAATATACCACTTGCTAGATTTGTAGTTGATGGACAGTCGGTATGTGGTGGTAGATATTCATTACCATCACTCTGCATTACATTAACCATAAAACTGGCCTGACTCATTATAGATGTAATATAATCATCAGATAGGCAGTTAGGAAAGTAAGTTTGTATATAATATCTGTATGTTTCTGCAACAGGTTGCATATTATATGATACATTTATTGCTGCTGCAGGATATCCACCTCTATTAGTGTGATTTGTTGCGGGTATATTGTCTATAATTTTACGAATTAAGTTTGGGTTTTTATAAAAATTATCTACTACCAGTACACCTATGTCATCAAAGAGTTCTGTCTGTACTTTATGATCCTCACTTACATTAAAAACAATACCTTCATTGATTATGTCTATCATTCCACTCCTTAAATGTTGTTTGATGTCCTGTCTCTTGACTAGGAGGTTCCTTTATCCCCTTCATCTTCTTGTAGTCGTTGTGCATCGCTCCCAGTAACCATGCTTGTGCTAATTGATGAGGACCCTCTGTCAACAACTGGATTTGAAATTTCGATAGACCAGCCTTCATCTCCAAATACTCCTTTCTCCATGATAATCGGTTCTCTTCTGTCATTTTCTTCCCATTGTTCTACTAATTTTTTTGCTTGACGATCAACATCACGCATCGTATTATCTATCTTAACATTGATCCACATCTTTTTCAAGTAGGCAATCAATCCTTTCAGCAAGAAAGAGATGGGAAACTTTTGTTTGTCTGCCCATCTCTCTGCTTTTGCATACCAAGGATCTGTACCCTTGCCAAATTGTTTATTAAAGTTTAAACCCACTGAATGAATTCTTTTTCATGTCTTGTTTGATGCCACCAACGATGTATGACTCCACCTCAGTCTCCTGTGGTGCTACCTGTAGACCTTTAGAACTAATCCAATGAGTAGTCCAAGGTAATGGGTTTGCTCTCATAGCAATATCATACTGTGGTTTTAATCCAATCGCTTTCATTCTTTTGTTAGCAATCCATTCAACATATTGTGACAATAGTTTTTCATTTAATCCTATCATACTACCATCTCTGAACAGATACTCTGCCCATCTCTTTTCTTCATCAACACACTTAGCAAATGCATCATACAACCATTGCTCTTCCTCTTTTATAATCTCCTGCATTACAGGATCATCACCTTTCTTCCACTTGTCTAGTATTGTTTGAGTAACAACTAGGTGTTGGTTCTCATCTCTAGCAATAAGAGATACAATCTTTGCACTACCTTCCATCATCTTGAGTTCACCAAAGGCAAAACTACAAGCAAAGGAAACATAAAATCTAATACCCTCTAGGATATTAACATTAGCAACAGCACGATACAGTTTTCTTTTCACCTCTTTTATCTCTGCCTGATGTTGTGGTGAATCTTTCCAACCATCTTTCCACCAATTACCACTACCCCATTCCTGTGCAGAATTTAAGAAGTCATCGTATGCAGCAGTAACACTAGCAGCTCTTTCTAAGATATTCTCATCATCAATGATGGTATCAAACACATCTGATGGATCTGGATATATGTTCTTAATGATGTATGTGTAAGAACGACTATGAATCATCTCCATAGTTTGCCAGATGTTCATAGCACCTTCTAGTTCTGGTATAGAACAGTAGGGTGCAAGTGCTATGCCAGGTGCTCTTCCCTGTACACTGTCAAGCATGATCTGATACTTTAAGTTAGAAGTATAGATGTGTTTTTGCTCTGGTCTTAGTGTCTCATAGTCAGCACGATCTTTCTGTAGGGACACCTCTTCTGGTCGCCAGAAGTATCCTAACATTTGCTGTGTTAATTTTTCAAAAACAGGGTATCTGTACTCATCATATCTTTGTATTCCTAGTGGTGCTCCGAAGAACATTGGTTGTTTTTTGGCATCGACTGGATCTCTATTAAAGACAGTCATTCCCTCTACTTTAGATTGCACAGGCATCGCATTCATTTGCTGTTGATAGGTTGTCTAGTAAGTTGTCTAAGTTACATTCTTCTGGTTTATCTTCTTCTACCTCTACTTCATCAGTTTTGTTATCATATGTGTTCTGATAATAAGATGTTTTCCAACCATACTTAAATGTGCTCAAGAAATCTTGTGCCATTGTTTGCATGGGGATTTCATTGTTAGGATAATTCTCTGGATTATAACTCCAGTTACCACTAATTGCTTGATCAAAGAACTTTTGCATGACAGAGACAACTTTGATGTAACCATCATTGTCTTTCATTTCCCATAACAATGTATAATATGATTTCAACGATTGATAAGACGGAACAATCTGCTTAAGAGGTCCTTTTTTTGACTTCTTAATGGACAGGTATCCTCTAGGTGGTTCAATTCCGTTTGTTGCATTAGACACAACGGAACTGCTCTCCGAAGGCATTTGTGCGGACAGAGTGCTGTTCCTGAGTCCATGCTCTTTGATTGATACTCTAAGAGTTTCCCAATCATATTTTAAATTGTTCTGTACAATCTCATCTACATCCTTCTTATATGTATCAATTGGAAGTATTCCATCAGAGTATGTTGTCCTATCAAAATATCCACACTTTCCTTGCTCCTTTGCAAGTTCATTTGATGCCTTTAAAAGATAGTATTGAAATGCTTCTGATAGGTCGTGAACCATGCTGTGTGCTTCTGAATCACCATAAGATACCTTATGCTTGGCAAGGTAATGTGCTAACCCAATGTAACCAATACCGAGTGATCTACGATTTCTAGTTCCAATCTCTGCTGCTTTAACAGGATACCCTTGAAAATCAATCAAAGCATCTAATCCACGAACAGATAAGTCACATAGTTCTTCAAGTTGTTCAAGATTTCTTAGAGTTCCTACATTGATAGCAGACAATATACACAAAGCAATCTCACCATTGGGATCATCTATGTGTTGTAGTGGTGTTGTAGGTAGTGTAATCTCCTGACAGAGGTTACTCATCTCTACTTTATCTTTAAATGAACTATGACTATTAACATGGTCAATGTTCATAATATAAATTCTACCTGTCTCTGCTCTCTCCTTAAGTAAGTCTAGAATTAATTCTTGGGCATTGACTTCGGTTCTGGGGATTGATTGATCTGACTCATACTGGCAGTATAAACTATCAAAGCTATCGGTCCCAAAACTCTCATACAAAGAAGGAACATCATGAGGGGAAAAAAGCGAGATTGTTTTATTTTCGATAAACCTTTCATAAAATAATTTTGATATTTGTATACTGTAATCTAATTTTCTTACTCTGTTGTCTTCTGTCCCTTTGTTATTTTTGAGAACAATGATGTCACGGATTTCTTTGTGCCAGATAGGAAAGTGGACAGTAGCTGATCCTCCTCTGATGCCATTTTGAGTACAGCACCGTACAGTTGCCTCGAACTTTTTAAGGAAGGGGACAACACCTGTATGTTGAACTTCTCCATCCCTGATTTTGCTGTTGATACCACGGATTCTCCCTGCGTTAATGCCGATACCAGCCCTCTGTGCGACATATTTGCCAATAGCCATATCAGAGCTAAAGATACTATCGAGGGTGTCATCAATATCAACCAGAACACAAGATGCAAATTGACGAATGGGTGTTCTGACCCCTCCCATGACTGGTGTTGGGATGTTGATTTTGTGTCTGGAGATGGCATCGTAGTAGCGTTTGACATAATCGAGTCTGGTTTCTTTAGGATATTCAGAGAACATTGTAGCAGCAATCATGATATACATGAACTGTGGAGTCTCGTATAGATCTCCTGTGCTACGGTCTTGTACGAGATATTTATCGGTGACCTGACGAAGACCTGCATAAGTAAACAGGTAATCTCTATCGTGGTCTACATAAGAATCTAATTCATCTATTTCATCGTCTGTATACTTGCTAGTAAAGTGACTATCATACACACCTTCCTTTATACATTTGGTTATGTGATCTCCCAGAGAAGGTGACTCATGAAGTCTACCCCACAATTTCTTCCTGACACCAAATAGGAGCAGTCTAGCAGCAACAAACTGATAGTTGGGAGCATCTAGGTCTATTAGATCACTAGCACTTTTGATAAGGATCTCTTGTATTTCTCCTGTACTGATTCCATCATAAAACTGTACACCTGAGTTTATCTCAACTTGACTTGCTGATACACCTGCAAGATCTTTGCATGCTTCATCAACCATCTTATGCATCTTGTTAAGATTAAGAGACTCTATACTACCTGATCTCTTGCGAACATTAGTTCCGTTGCTCATGTGTCTTCTTCTTTGTATAAATTGAAATTAAATGCCAATGATATTCTTGGTTTATCTGAATGGTTTCTAGTAACAGAATGTTCTAGTGCACCTGGAAATATTAAAAACATACCCTCCTTTGGTTCAAATGGAACTGTTGCAAGATGATACTTGTTGTGGTGAGGATGTAGTAAAAGTTTTCCTGATCCTTCTGGTACAGACACATAGAATACTGCTGATATCTCTACTGGGTAATGATTATGTATAGTGGTACTCATATTCTTTTCGTGAATATGTGACCATTTACTATCCAATACCAGTTGGTATCCTGTAGCAGCATGAAATGCTTTTGCCATTTCAATCACTATGTCATCTAACATCTTACAATCTGGAGCTTCTGTGTCCTCATAGTGAGTACTCCATTCATCGTTGTCTAATCTTTTATCTTTCTTTGTTAAGATAAGATCAGCAAGCATTGCAAGACCATCAGAGTTGATGTTAGATTGTCCTTTACACACATCTATCTTAGAGATGGTGTGTATTTCTAAACTTTTTTCCATTCAGTAAATTTAACTTTCGCTTGTAGTTTAGAATATGTGTTTAATTCTACCACTTTTTTTACATCATGTCCACCTAACACCATATCATTAATGTCCTTTTCAACAATATTAGATGGCCATATGACTACTTTATCTCCTCGGTCGATAGTGGACTCAATTCGTTTACAAATCTCACGATTGCGTGGCTCGTTATCATAAACCCAAGTAGGACTGCTAACACCCCACTTGTGAACATCACCGTCTGCACCACATAGGGCAATCGCATTGTCAAGAAAGGTCGAATCAAACGGTCCTTCGGTAATATAGACTGGCAAATTCTCTTGAATGTTGTCAAGTCCATATATTTTAGGTGCTTCATCATCTAACATGATAGTGATATATTTAACAGAGTTTGAATTTAGAGATCGGCCTTGAAAACCAACAACTTCTTTCTGATAATACAAAGGTATTACTATCCTTGGTTCTTCTATAACTTTAGATGAAAATGTAGGTTTATAATTGTTCACAAAGGCACAAAATTTGTCAGCAAAATAAAACTTAGAGGGATCTATCCCACGATTTTCTAGATATGTTCGGCCTGACACTGCATCAGAACAAGATGGTAGGTCAATCTTTGCCTTAAATTTAGGTTTATCGTATTCTAACTTAGGTTCTTCCACAGGATAATGCTTCCCTGTAAATCCAGACTTAAACTTCTCCATAGTATACTTACTATGAAGAGTGCCATCAATCTTCTTAAGAAAATTATTGAATGACAGTGAAGCACCACAGTTATGGCACTTGTAATTTGTATTTGTTTTTACTTGGTAGAGATATCCTCTTGCTTTATTCTTATGCTTCTGAGAATCACCACATAAAGGACACCTAAAATTATAAAGATTATTTTTTACTCTTTTAAACTTGTCTAATCTTGCAGAAACTAAATTAATATACTTGGAATCAATAAGATCCATTCACGAATGTTTTTTGCTCTGCAGATATTGTAGCATTGCTAGTTAGAGTTGTCAAGATTTTTTGTCCGATTGGACTAACGATGAAAGATATAATAGCAAGACCACCAAAAATAGACCACATTTTCTTTTCCATCGTCCTAAGACGGTCATCGACTTTTCTGATGTCTCTCTCGCATCCTTTCTTGATTTCATCTGTCTTACGGGTTACTTCTCTATGAACACTATCCACTTTCTCGAACAATACAGCATCAATTCTATCCTGTTTATCTAACTTTTCATTATGCACAGCAAGAAGTTGACCCATCTTTACAGAGTTTTCCTGTAAGGTTGAGACAACTTTTTCTAATCTTTCTAATATAGCAGAGTTTACATCCATCTTTTTCTAGATCCAGTACCGCCAGTGGCATACCTCTTCTGAGGCTTTTTCTTCAAGGGTTTATCATATCCTGCAACAGGTCCTTTTGCATCAGCATTAGAACTGAATCCACCAGACTGCCCGACAGCATTTCCTGCCATCATTTCCTCTCGGAAGTATCTGATTACTTTGTCTAAACGGTGATCCATTAGAGGTCATGTAATTGTTCAATTACAAAGTTGTCATCCATAATTCTATTTAGACCTGTGATAGGGTGTTCGGGCACTCTACCCAGATATGTCAAAAAACTTTTGGTGCAAGACCATAAATCTTTATCTAATTTGAAGAACAACAGGGGTATTCCTGCATCTCCAAAAACATTAAAAAGAACAATGAAGTGATTGAGGATAAGATGAGTCCTCAACTCTCCAGTGTTCCTGTACCTTTTCAGTAATCTTTTTATATACTTTATTCGCTTTAGATCATCATAAAAATCATCCTCGGTCACTGCCTGTGGATTTTCGTAATTTTTTATAGCAAATAATAGATAATTGTTGTCATTCAGTTCATCAAATTTCATTGATTTACATATTATTCATCAGTTGGGTATGGTATATTACCAGTTGAGATACCAGACATAGCGACTAGAGTTTCTTTCTTGACTCTCAATGTGCCATGACAATCTATATATGTCGTTACACCGACCCAACCCGAATGATCTATGTCATAAGAGGTTCCACCGTGATCTGCTATTGCAGTACCGTAGACTAGTGAGTCTGCATCTGATCTTCCTTCCTGATAAACACTATCCAATACTGAACTCTTTGGAAGTTCACTGATATAATAAGAGGTTCCTGCTATACTTGTAGCACTTAAACCATCTGTAGTATCAATTGTTAATGAAGTATCACTTGCAACTGCAGTGATTACTGCGTCACCATAATATGTTCCGACACCGCCTCTAGAACCAACACGAATAACTTGTCCAACTGAAACATCAGTTGTGAAAGTAGTACCAGTACCAGTTACAGTATTGCCACTTACAGCGACAGTACCGAATGTCGTAATATTATCATTTGAACCCCAGAGAGCCATGTCTTTTACCCAGTTACGATTTATCTAAAGGTATTTATATTATTATTAACCCAGTAGTGCTTTCTCTAGTGCTTCAACTAGTTGGTCATCTACTTTGTTGCCTGATTTAGCAGCTGCTTTTTTAAGTAGTGCGATAACAAATTCCTTAAGTTTGTCTTCTAGATCCTCTGGGATCTTGTCTACCGCTTTGTTGATAACATTGATTGCGATAGGTAATAAAAATTTAGTCATAATTAATGAAATATTCTGTAATATATAGGCTCTTAATCGTACTTTTTCTTTCCCTTAACCATGTAACCCTTTCCTTTCTTGTCATAGAAACGGATCTTCTTTTTTGCATCGTTTGCTCTTGCAGTAAAATCAGAAAACTTTCTCTTCTTTGCTGCAGCATGTTTCTCTTGTGCTTTCCTAAGAATCTCATTTTTTAGATCAGTTGTTTCTTTTGTAACACCTGCTTTTGATCTTTGTTTTTCTGCCATAGATTTAATCATCATTTTTAAAATTGCCCTTTTACCATAGGGATTACTTTTTCTTCCAAGAGGAACTTTTTTATCTGCCTTAGCTGCTATCTCATTTATCATGATCCAAGTCCTCCTCTACCATACCTTGCTTTTACATCAGCATAGTCTTGTGTGTTCTTGTAACCTGCTTTCTTTGCCTTTGCCTTAAATTCCTTTGCTCTTTTTATAGAATCTTTTGCTCTTTGTATTCTTGGATTAGGTGATTCCTTTTTCTTTTCACCTTTTACTTTTTTCTGTTGTCCTTCTGGTTTACCAGTTTCTTTACGAATTTTGTTTCTAACAAAGTTAAGTGCAGTGTCACCACTACCACCTTTTTTGACAGGACTACCCTTGGGTTTATTCATTGAACCCGTTGCTTTACCCGTTTCTTTTCCATAGCGATTCAATTCAGATATGTCTCCAACGACAAGATCTGTAACCTCATATGCTTGCTCAGGTTGATTTGCTTTTACAAGATATATTTTATCTTCTTCTTCAATCGTTAAAGTTTTTTTTTACTCTCTAACATTGGTAGTGTTGGTTCGTATGATGCACTCATACCACGGTCTGCCATAAACTTCTTAAATGCAGGAGAATTGATACCTCTCTTAGGATCTTTCATCCTGTTTTCTCTTGATCTCTGTCTGTATGGTTTATCAGATTCATCCTCTGGTTTATACTTCTCAGGATTGTGAGCGACTCTTCTGTTCTCAGTGACATCTTCTTCTTTAACACAGTTAGGAACTGACTTACCACCTTTCATCTTAGTTCCTTTTGCTTTATATCCATCCCAACATGTAGATGCACCTACATTTTTTCTTGCTTGCTTAAGACTACCTTTCTTTTCTTCGATGGTTTCTTCTACCATCTTACCTCTGTCAGCTGCTGCTTTATTTTTTGCTTGCTGTGCTCTTACTTCAAGTTGTTTCTTGGTAGGTTTTCCTTGAACATAATACTTACCAGTACCAGACTCAGGAGTTGCCATACCTTCTTTTACACTAGAAGTATCCTGACCATCTGCCTTACCACCTTTCTTCTGCTGAATTTTATTATGGACAACACCACGATATTCTTTAGCACCACTTTCTATCTTACCGTCACCGTCATAATCTTTCTTTGCCTTCTTTTCAGATAGATACTTCTCATTAAATGAAGCATAGATTCTACCAACGATTGTTTCCTTAAGATCAGGATTGATTTCTATTTTATTCTTTACACTTTTTTCTGTAATTTCTTTTTGCTTTTCATCTGATGTAGTAGCACTATCAGACTTATACATCCTTTGTGCTTTCTCTTTTAGTTCTTGCTCTTCTACTAACTTCTTTTCTTCCTCAATCTTTGCTAGTCTATCTTCTTCCATTCTAGCTGCAAGACCATCTCTAAAAGTTTCTTCCTTCTCTACAATAGGTTCAACCTTTTCTCTGATAAATGCATTTGCCATGCTTTCATCAAATATTTCTTGCACTGATTTTTCAATAAAGTTGCTCATCTCTTATAGTCAGAACTATTTTCTTTTATTATTTATAAACGATCTAACCTTTTCCATAGGAGTTAGTTGTTGTACATACTCACGATAGGAGTCTGTACCAACTTCTCTCTTAGATGAAACTACTCCAGAAATAACTTTTGCCTCTGATAAATCGCTAATCCAACTCTTAAACATTATACCTTCATTAGTTACCGCAATAACATAACTTGTACCTTTTCTAAGGATGCGTCCTACTAATCCTGTGTTAAGATTTTCTACTAGTGATCCTATATTAAATATATTTCCCGCAACAAATTGCTCTCTTAATCCTCTAAAATCAAACTTAGGTGCAATCCTCCAGAGTTCAATACCTTCTTTTGTCATTGCTTTTTTACCAATAGACTTCTGAACTGTATTGAATAGTTCCTGTGCTACTGTACCTTTTGCTGCTTTAGGCAATCCTTTTCTAAATGATTCAAAGTCTCCGTCTGCTGCTAGAGCTCGAAGTTTGGAAGCAGACATGCCCTCGACCCCCTCAGCATCGGGATCCCTGTCTCCTGCTGATATAACATTAATCGCATCAAAATTATAGAGTTGCCCGTTATACTTATTTGCGAGCCCTTCAAACTCTTTTTGTCTATCACTGCCAACCACGAGGTTGATGGTCTGGTATCCTTGGACATCGGCATGGGTCAAAGCGTCAATAATTGTACGAATAGATTGATCATATACTATATTACTTGCGTGTGCAGGAAAAAGTTTTTTCATAAAGAGGACTTTATCCTCTGCACCTATTGGATTCTTTTCGTTGTCCTGAGAATGTGATGGATATACTGTGTATGAACCACCTTCTGAGGTATCTTTGATTGTATCTAAGAGTTTCTCATGGCCAGCTGTCGGTGGGTTAAACCTACCAAAACCAAGAGTAAGCGTTCCTCTTGTTTTTTCAACTCCTTCTTGTTCCTCTGGAGAGGGCATGTCTTGAGGTGCTGAACTCGCTTGAGATGGCGGTGGAACTTCCGATACCGCTTGTCTTGCTGCAGATCCTGGATTAAGAGGGTCTGTTCCTGCTGATGGTTTTCTTCCACTGTTAAATACTAATTCACCTTCTACGGTTCGTCCGACAATACGACCGTTTGGATCAACCCATGAACCATGCCCGTCACCTTTCAACCCAAGTTTCTTGGCTTGTTTGGCAGCGTTTGATACTGATTCGGATATAAAAGTCCCAAATGATTTCATTGACTATAAACTCTTCGAGTAGATCCCTTGATGGTATTTATATTAAATGAACAGGTAATCCTTGGTACTTCCGTTTCTTGTTTGTTAACCCTATGCCTTAAAAAGGATGGAAATATAATTATATCACCTTCTTTAACATTAGGCAATATGAATTGTCTTGAGAATGGGTGACGATTCAATGCATCTTCACCCCGACAAATTTTAGAACTTAATGTATAGGAACAATTATATAATTGGAACAATGGATTTATTAAATGTACTGCTTCATGTATAGTAGGATCAAATTTAATATAGTGTACTCCAGAATAGAATGATGGTAAATGATCGTGCTCCTCTTGATTCATATTCTTAACATAATAATTTACCCAAGACTCATGCATCATAGCAGTTCCATTTACTAGTCCAACATCTTTACCAAACTGCTCCATGATAGCATCATAATGTTTGGTATATACATTTGCTAAACTATTATTAAAGTCACTCTTTAAATTACAGTCCCACCCACCAGGCGTTTCATCTATAGGAAACCCTTGACTTGCTTTAAATTTTTCTTCTGCATCTCTCTTTATTTCACTGGGGTCTAGATGATACCTAAACAAAGGAACCCCAAACATAATTTCATG